AACACGATATAACTCCGTTGTATGACAAAACAGGACAAGCATGAATATTAAAGTAAGAAAAAGATCAGGGAAAATTGAAGACTTAGCACTAGAAAAGTGGCAAGCACAAATTGCTAAGGTGTGTAGAGGTGTTTCAGACGTATCTCAGTCAATGATTGAGATCACTTCACAGCCACATTTCTTTGATGGCATTACTACTAGAGAGATTGATGAATTAACTTTACGTGCTATCGTTGATCTTATTGATATAGAAACTAACCCAGAAACGGGCCATACAAACTATCAATACGTAGCAGGTAAACAACGTGTTTCTATGTTGCGTAAAGATGTGTATGGACAATACCAGCCCCCTCATCTTTTTGAAATTGTTAAAGCAAATGTTAAAATAGGTTTGTACACTCCTGAATTATTAGAATGGTATAGTGAAGATGATTGGAACAAAATGAATAATATCATCGACCACGAAAAAGATGAAAATTATTCATTTGCCGCCATCGAACAACTTATTGGAAAGTACCTAGTTAAAAATCGTTCTACTAACAAGATTTATGAAACACCGCAAGTACGTTATATGATTGCGGCAGCCACAGTATTTCATGCAGAAAACGAAAAAGACAGACTTAAATTTATTAAGGAGTACTATAATGCGGCTTCTGACGGGTTGTTTACTCTTGCTACTCCTGTACTTGCTGGTTTGGGAACCCCAACTAAGCAATTTAGTTCTTGTGTTCTCATTCGCAGTGACGATGACCTTGATAGTATTTTTGCTTCAGGAGAAATGATGGCAAAATACGCAAGTAAGCGAGCCGGCATTGGGCTTGAAATAGGGCGTTTAAGACCCCTAGGATCGCCTATAAGAGGCGGAGAGATCATGCACACGGGAATGATACCCTTCTTAAAGAAATGGTTCGGAGATTTGCGTTCTTGTTCACAAGGAGGAATTAGAAATGCAAGTGCTACTGTATTTTATCCTATTTGGCATCATCAGTTTGATGATCTTATTGTGCTTAAAAACAATCAAGGTACTGACGAAACTAGAGTACGCCATATGGACTATGGTGTCGTGTTATCAGCATTCTTTTGGAGACGATTTAAAAACAAAGAAAACATAACATTTTTTGATCCAAATGAAGTACCTGATCTTTACGAAGCATTTTACTCAGATACAGAAAAATTTGAAGAACTTTATGTAAAATATGAAAGGTCTCGTACCCTGCGTAAAAAGACTATGTCCGCAGAAGAAGTATTTAAAAGCGGAATACTCAAAGAACGGACAGATACAGGTAGGATCTATTTAGTATTCATCGACAACGTAATGAATCAAGGTCCATTCGATGCAGAACATCATCCTATCTATCAAAGTAATCTGTGTTGCGAAATCTTGCTGCCTACAAAGCCCTTCAAGCGCCTTGATGACGAAGAAGGTAGAATTGCACTATGTACATTAGGTTCCATCAATTGGGGAGCATTTAGACATCCTGAAGATATGCGTAGAGCATGTCGTATTTTACAACGTAGTCTGTGTAATATCTTAGATTACCAAGATTTCCTATCTGTACAAAGCCGATTGAGCAATGACGAGATTCAACCTCTTGGTATCGGCGTAACTAATTTAGCATACTGGCATGCTAAACGTAATTTCTTGTATGGAGAAAAAGAATCTTTACAAGAAGTTAAAACATGGATGGAACATCAAGCATATTATTTGACTGAAGCAACTGTTGAACTTGCTAAAGAAAGAGGCAAGTGCAAAGATAGTGACAAAACTTGGTACGGTCAGGGCGTGTTTCCTTGGGAACGTAGAGCAAAGGGTGTTAACAAGTTAGCAAACTTTAAACCTGAACTAGACTGGGAACCACTCAGAAATGAGATGAAAGAACATGGTGTGAGGAATGCTACTTTAATGGCTATCGCTCCCGTAGAAAGTTCTTCAGTTGTTATCAATTCTACAAACGGAATTGAATTACCTATGCATTTAATTTCTGTTAAAGAAAGTAAAGCAGGGTCACTAACACAAGTAGTTCCAGATTATCATATCAAACGTGTACGCAACTCTTATCAGTTAATGTGGGACCAAACTGACTGTGCAGATTATCTTAAAACTGCATCAGTATTAGCGGCATATGTAGATCAAAGTATTTCAACCAATACGTTCTACAATCCCGCACATTTTGTTAATAACAAGATTCCAACAACACTGATCGCAAAGAACTTAATGCAAGCACACCAATGGGGATTAAAGACTTTTTATTACAGTCTAATAAATAAAGCAGGAGTCAAGCAAGAACAACAACAAGCAGTTGAAATCGCAAAAGCATATGTGTCAGAAGATGTGCATTTTGAAGAAGACGACTGCGAAGCATGTAAACTATAGGAATAATAATGAGCAAACAACAATACGACTTAACAAAACCAACTGACTATTTAAACAGAAAAATGTTTTTGGATCCTGCGGGCCCAGTGACTATTCAACGATTTGAAGAAGTTAAATATAACAAAGTAGTAAACTACGAACAAACTGCCCGAGGCTTCTTTTGGATTCCAGAAGAAATTAGTTTAACAAAAGATTCTAATGATTTTAAAGAGTCCAGTGATGCTGTTAAGCACATCTTTACCAGTAATTTATTACGTCAAACCGCATTAGACAGTTTACAAGGTAGAGGTCCTGCTCAAGTGTTTACGCCTGTTGTTGGTTTGCCTGAACTTGAAGCATTGATGTACAATTGGTCGTTCTTTGAAACTAATATTCATTCACGTTCCTACAGTCATATTATAAGAAACATATATAACGTACCTAAAGAAATATTCAACACTATCCATGATACACAAGAAATTGCTGATATGGCTTCAAGTGTTGGTAACTACTATGACAAACTGCATCAGATTAATTGCAAAAAAGAATTAGGTCAAAAAGTTGATGAACATGAGCATTTAACTGCAATTTGGTTAGCACTACATGCAAGTTATGCATTAGAAGCCTTGCGTTTTATGGTTAGTTTTGCAACATCACTTGCTATGGTAGAAAATAGAATCTTTATTGGTAATGGTAATATTATCTCGTTAATTTTGCAAGACGAATTACTACACAAAGAATGGACTGCATTCATTATTAATCAAGTTGTAAAAGAAGATGAAAGATTTATTAGTATTGCAAAAGAGTGCGAACAAGAAGTATATGAACTATATATGGATGTTATCAGAGAAGAAAAAGAATGGGCTGATTATCTATTTCAAAAAGGCCCAGTAATTGGTTTAAACACAAATATCTTAAAAGAATTTGTAGATTATACTGCGGCTGAAGCATTAAAAGTTATTGGCATCAAATATCAACATCCAGCTCCAAAAATTACTCCGATACCTTGGTTCAACAAACACAGTGACACTAGCAAAAAACAAACTGCACTGCAAGAAAATGAATCAACTAATTATGTTATCGGCGTCATGTCTGAATCATTAGATTACGAAGAATTACCAGCACTGTAAATTTTCAGTAACTATAAAATCGAATTAAATACTACTATTAGGAGAAGTATAATGAAAAAAGCAATTGTATGGAGCAAAGATTTATGCTCTTATTGCGATCAAGCAAAAAAATTACTTGAATCAAGAGGTGTCGATTTTGAAGAAAGACGTATCGGTCATGGCTGGACTGTGCAACAACTACATGAAGCAGTGCCTAATGCAAAATCGGTCCCGCAAATCTTTGTAGATGATGAATATGTAGGTGGATTTACAGAACTACGTCAGAAATTGGAGTCATAATGAGCGATATTCAAGCAGGAAATGTATACACATTTAAATTAAACAGCGGGGAAGAATTAATAGCAAAAGTTAATGCAGTCGAAGAATCAGCGTTTGTAATAGAAGAACCTGTTTCTGTTGCACCGGGCCCAAAAGGTATGGGTTTAGTGCCCAGTCTATTCACCGCAAATCCCAAGGCCTTAGTAAGACTAAATACTACTAGTGTTTCTCTTGTTGCAGACACAGATGATGCTGTGCGTGACAAATATAGAGAAGCGACTACTGGAATCTCAGTTCCGGAGAAAAAAATATTAGTAGGATAATTTTATGGCTAAACTAAGTCGTAAAGGTGATAAAAATACAACAGGTGGAAAAATTGTAAATGGTGCAGGCACTGTATTTTGCAACGGCAAACCTGTGGGTTTACATCAAAGTGAAATAACACCGCATAAACCCAAACCCAACAAAATGCCCCATAAAAAAGCCAAAACTACTGACGGTAGTCCAACAGTTTTTTGTGAAGGTAAACCTGTTCTTAGAGTAGGTTCCGGCAATTCGTGTGGACATAAAATTGTTGAAGGCAGTGCAAACGTCTTTTGTCCTTAAAGGTAAATTATGGCTGATACAGGTAAACAGAGTCCCTTAGGTATAAATGTATTAGGTGGATTATTAAGAAATGATTTTATCCACATTAATAAAAATGCCGAATCATTCATGGGAAAAAGCAAGACTAATTCTCAATACAGCCCAAAAGGTAAATTTGTTAACGATACTGTTTTACGATTAATTACTTGGTGTATTAATATTGGTTGGCATCACGGCAGAGGCGGCGATGAAGCAAGGTTAACCAATTCTACATATGACAACCAAATATCTATTGGTAGAAATCAGGGTTTACCTGCATTAGGAAATGCCCCACCAAAAACATGGCAAGCAATAGATCCGGAAGGATCATGGGCAGGTATTACCAATGGCAGTT